TCTCGGCCGTGTGCGCTCGCGCCTGTGGCGGCGCGAGGCCTGCCGGGGCCCTGTCGGGATGGCGACCGCGAGGGGGTCGCGGGTCCTTCCCCGCGCTCTCGGCCTCTGCGATGCGGCGGCAGTCCGCAAAAACGGTAGCCGGCCCATTTTGAAATAGGAGCAACCCCTTGAATTTGCGAGGAAACTCGACGGGGGGCGATGCTGAGTTCGTGACGATCACGGAGTTGGCGCGGCGCTTGGGCGTGACGTTGGGGCCGGTTTCGCGGCGCGTGTCGAAGTTTGCGGCGTTGGGGCTGATCGAAGTGCGCATGAAGGGCGCGCAGAAGCTGGTCGATTTCCGGGCGTTTGCCGATGCTGTGGCGCGGACCGAGGACGGCGTGAGGGCGGCGAACGGCCGGCTGGCGCGGCGCGGTGGCGATGTCGACCCGTTGGACGATGACGATGATGCTGGCGAGCCTATTCTTGCGAAGGAACAGGCGAAAAAGGCCAAGCATCAGGCGGAATTGGCTCGGATCGCGGTTGCGGAGAAGCTGGGGCAGCTTCTTCCGATCAAGGACATCGAAAACGCGGCGGCGAATGTCGGCGGGATGATTATCCGCTGCCTGGAGGCGCATCTGGTGATGTGCGCGGGCGAACAGGCCGCGGCTGTGGTGCGGGACGGCGAACAGGGCCTGCGCGCCTACAACAAGGCGATGATCCGCGAAATCCGCGAGCGATTGGTCGCGGGGCTGGCGCCGGGGTTGCCCGCTGACGCGGAGGGCGACGACGTGATTAAGTTCGTCGACATTGAGGCCCCGAAGCCTGAGCCGAAATTAAAGTCTCATCCGCCTACGGGGGGGAATGAGACAATAACGCCGCAGCGGGGCCGCCCGGTCAAGCATGAGGGCGAGCCTTGGAAGGCGGCGGGGGTAAGCCGGGCGACGTATTTCCGCCGGCTGAAGGCTGAAGCGCGGGCGTGAGTTCTCATCCCGACGCCTACGCCGTCATCGCGGGGGCTCTGGCGAGGACGCTGGCGCCGCCTGCGCGGGTCACGCCGACAGAATGGGCGGCGCGCAACTTGGTGGTGCCTGACGGGCCGCGGGGCGGCGAGCCTTGGGCTCCGACGCTGACGCCCTACATCGTGGAACCGCTCGACATGCTCGGGCCGGAAAGCCCGGTGAACGAAATCGCAGTGATGAAGAGCGCCCAGACCGGGTTTGCCCTCGCGTTGAACACTCCTGTCGCAACCCCTAGTGGGTGGACGACAATGGGAGCCCTTAAAGAAGGCGACCATGTTTTTGATGATCAGGGGAGCCCGACGAATGTCGTGTATGCTTCCCCGGTTTATCACGACCACGAATGTTATCGCGTCGAATTTTGTGACGGTAGCGAGATCATCGCAGATGCGGGGCATCTGTGGCAGATTGAATCCGACGTCTTCCCGGAAAATTTCGGCAAAGGGCGAACCGGGCGCCCGGTGGGAACGAAAGACGGCGACCGAAGGCAGTTGCCTTGCACGTGTGTTCTCGACACGGAAACCATAGCGCGCCACTACCGAAGCGCGAGCGGGCGAAATATGATGGCGGTCGTCAATGCGCGGCAGATCGCGCTTCCCGCCGCCGATCTGCCGGTTGACCCGTATGTGTTTGGTCTATGGCTCGGGGATGGGTCTTGGGACAGAGAGGCGATCACTTGTCACGAAAATGACCTCGCAGGATACGGATTTTCGGCGAGCGACATCATATCTCGCGATAAGCGGACGCCACACATTCTCCACGTTTCTCTTGGGAAGCCTGTACGCGACGGCCTCAAGGCGCTTGGCCTGCTGAAAGCCAAGAAGCGAATACCAGACGCCTATTTGCGGGCAAGTGCCGATCAGAGACTGGCGCTTTTGCGCGGTCTCATGGACACGGATGGCTCGGCAGAGGCGCGCAGCAGATCGGAGTTCACAAACACGAACTGGTCGCTAGCAAATGGGGTGCGGGAACTAGCAACGTCACTCGGGTTCAAGGCCACTATCGCCGCCCGATCAAACATGCCGCCGCGCGGTCCTATTTATGGAGAAGCGAAAAGCCCACTGTTACCGTTTGATGCTGATGAGCCGATAATGCGGTGTTTGCCTCAATACCGCGTATCGGTTCGTATGCCGGCGTCGGTAAATCCGTTTCGTATCGCTCGCAAAGCTGCCCAAGTAAGCGAATTTGAAAAGCCGACGATCAACACGCGACGGCGAATTGTCAACGTAGAGAAAATCGCTAGTGAGCCGGTTCGTTGTATTTCGGTTGATGCGCCGTCCCGTTTATTCCTCGCCGGTGAAAACTTTATCCCGACACACAACACGACGCTGTTGATCGCGGCTCTGGGGCATTCAATCGACCTCGATCCGTGCCGCATGATGGTCTTGCAGCCGAACGACGCCACCTTGGGCAAGTTCAACCGCGAGAAGCTGCAACCGGCCATCGACCAATCGAAGGCGCTAAACCGGAAGGTCGCGGGTCAGGTAGCGCGCTCGGGTGAAGGCTCGACGACGTACAGCAAGCGCTATCCTGGCGGCTCGCTAACGATGTCGATTGCGAGTTCCGCCGCCGATCTGCGCTCCGAGACGGTCAAGAAGCTGTTTCGCGACGAAATCGACGAATACCCGGACGATTTGGACGGCCAGGGCGACCCGCTCAAGCTGTCCGATGGGCGTTTGACTTCGTTTTTGGCATCTGGAGAGTGGAAAAAGGCCGACATATCGACGCCGACGATCAAGGGCGCGTCCAAGATTGAGCGACGCTATGATGCCGGCGATCAGCGAAAATGGAATGTTCCCTGCCCGCATTGCGGCGATTGGTTTGTTTTCGAGTTTGGGGCGCAGTTCCGCTACGAAAAGACGTTCCCGCACAAGGCGCATTATGTCGCGCCGTGCTGTGGCGCGGTCATCTGGCCGGGCGAGCGTGACGGGTTGGTCAGGAAAGGCCGATGGGTTGCGCTGGCGACCCGGCCGGGCGCCTTCCCGAGCTATCATTTCGACGCATTGTCGTCTCCGTTCGTTCCTTGGGATGAGATCGCGAAGCAGGCAATTGGTGCGGAGGGCGATCCGAAGGCGCTGAAGTCGTTTTACAACCTCTTTCTCGGCTTGCCCTATGAGGATAACGGCGATGGGCCGGGCTGGGAGCTGCTGCTGACGCGGCGCGAAGATTATGGGCCGCGCGGGCATGTCCCTCCGCAAGGTTTGATCCTGACGGCCGCCGCTGACGTGCAAATGCGTGGTATATGGTTCGAAGTCGTCGCTTGGGCGTCGGATCGGCAGAGTTGGGTTGTAGATGCGGGCTATTTCGACGGCTCGACGGAAAGCCCGGACGGGGAAGCGTTCGTTCAACTCGCGGCGCTTTTGGACCGCGATTGGCCTGATGCGCATGGCGGGACGCGGAAGCTCGACGCGCTGGGTGTTGACTCGGGTTATCGCTCGCATGTGGTTTACGCGTGGGTCCGGGAGCATCAACGGACCCACCCGAGTTCTGGTCAGAGCGTTGTTCTGGCGCTCAAAGGCTGGGATGGTTGGGGCAAGCCGGCTATCGGCACGCCTTCGCTGGTTGATATTGATCTCGGCGGCAAGAAGCTTCGCAAGGGCGGTCGGGTTTGGCCGATAGGCACATGGCCGCTGAAATCGGCGTTTTCGTCCAATCTTGAGAAGGTAGGAGTTGTCGGCGGGGCGCCGGTTGACCCGCCCGGCTACTGCCACTTTCCGAAATGGGCCGATGACGCGTTTTTTCGCCAGATAACGGCGGAAGTGCTGACTGAGAAGAAGTTCAACAATCGGATGCGGAAATACTGGGCGCAAAGGCCCGGTCAGCGCGACAATCACTTATTGGATTGCAGTGTCTACTGCATGGCGCTCTCGGAATACCTCGGCATGTCGTCATGGACGCGCGAGGAAATCGAGGGCCTGTCCCGCGAGCGCGGGCTGCTGAAAGACGAGCTTGAAATCGAGGATGAGCAAGACGTGGAACCGGAGGCGGAAGCCGCCGATCCTGTGCCTGCCGATCAATCGAAGCCTGCCGAACCCATAAACGAACGCTTGCTGCGCCTAATGCAGCGAAACGCGGAGCTATTCCGGTGACGACGCTCACATCTGCGCAACGCCTCGCTGAAGCTGAGGACGCCTTGCACAAGCTCCGCATAGGCAAATCCGCCAACGTCGTCGAGGTTGACGGCCGCCGCGTCCATTACACGCGCGCCGACATCGGCAAGCTGGAGGGCTATATCGGCATCTTGCGCAACGAAGTCGCCGGCAACTGCCGCGGACACGGCGCCATCGGGTTCTACCTTTGACCTTCGCCATCGTCGGCCGGCAAGTCCCGGCTGCTGAGGTCGGTTGGACCAAGCCTAAAGCCATGATCGGCGACGCGCCGAGCGTCAGCCTGAACGTGACCGATTACGAGGCGCCGTATCGCGCGCAAAGCGTCTATTCGCAGGAATTGTCCGCGTTCCGACCGCCGATGCGCTCCGGCGATTTCGGGCTCACGGTTCGCCGCGATCTTACACTTGGCCGCATTCAAGATTTAGTCCGCAACGATCCGCACGTT